TGCTAAAGCAGTTACCGCTACTTATGCGCCTGGAGTTTACTCAGGTCAGGGTTTTGTAGATGATGGCGCAAATAGATATTTAGTTTATGAAAATCAACTTGAAGTTGGAGCTGATTTTGCATTGCAAGGTATTGGCAAAGATACGCGATCCCATGCACAAAAAGTTCTTGAATCCATAAAAGCATTACTTGAGGGAAAAACAGAAGATGTAACCTCATACAGCATTGCAGGTAGAAGTATTACCAAGATGACAATGCAAGAATTAATAGAAGCAAAAGACTATTACGAAAGAATAGTTGTAACAGAGCTTAGACAACAACGAGCCAAACAAGGTCTCCACACAGGTCAAGTTGTCAGAGCCAAATTTTTTAATGGATTTTAGAGGTAGTCATGGCTTTTTGGGATAGATTTAGAAGAAAAAAGCGTAGTAATTATAGAAACTTTACAGCTTCCCATACAGGTCGTTTATTTAATGATTGGAATACAATAAATAGTTCACCTGATGGCGAGTTGGAAAACAACTTAAAAACTATGCGCGATAGAGCTAGGGATTTAGCTCGTAACAATGGCATAATTACTCGCTACTTACAGATAATGAAAGAGGGTGTAGTTGGCAATCAAGGATTTAGACTAAAAGTAAAAGGTCGAGACTCTGATGGTACATTAGATGATTTTGCTAACGATTTAATTGAATATAATTGGTATCAATGGTCAGAAAATCCAGAAGTGTCATACTGCTACACAATGCAGGACTTATATCAGTCTATAGTTGTTGGATTATTAAGAGATGGTGAAGTTTTAGTCCAAAAAATTAAAACGAGAGATGGTTTAAAGTTAAAGTTTATTGAACCTGATTTTTTAGATAGCAGATTAAATAAAGATATTTCTGATACTCGCCAAATACGCATGGGTGTAGAAATAGACAGAAGAACACAAGCACCATTAGGGTATTGGTTAAAAAACAATCCATATCAAGATAGTTTACCAGATCAGCAATTACAAAGGTCAATCAGAGTAAGTGCTGAAGATATGATGCACATATATCAACCAGAACGCTTTGGTCAGACTAGAGGTTATCCAAAAATAGCTTCTGTTATGACAAGCATTAAATGGTTAAACGATTATAGACTTGCAGAGCTTGTAGCTAGTAAAGCAGGTGCAAGTAAAATGGGATTTATTACAAGTCCAAGTGGTGATGGTTATGCAGAAAGCTATGGTGGTGATGAATATTTACCACAAATGAATTTTGAACCAGGTAGCTTTGACCAATTACCTGATGGCTACGATATTAAGTTTTTTGATCCACAACATCCGACTTCACAGATGCCTGATTACGATAAGGCAATGCTAAGAACGATAGCAAGTGGATTAGGTGTATCTTACGCATCATTAAGTGGAGACTTAACACAAACAAGTTTCTCAAGCGCAAGAGTAGGTCTTTTAAGTGAAAGAGATAGCTTTAAGCAAATGCAATCTTTCATTATTAACCATTTTGCTAGACCGCTTTACAAAGAGTGGTTGTTACAAGCAATGACTGTTGGAAAAATATCATTACCAATTACAAAATATGATAAATTTGCCAATCCAACATTTACATCAAGGGCATACGAAGCTGTTGATCCTTTAAAACAAGCTCAAGCAAATGTCCTTAACATTAATCAAGGTCTTGCAACTATGCAGGATGTTTTAGCGCAACAAGGTAAAGATGTTGCTGAACACTTTAGCGAGATTGATTCAGAAAAAGCATTAAGCGAAAAATTTGATATTCAATTTGCGCTAGAGCCATTTGGTAACAAATTTAATCAACAAACAGGGCAAGTTTTTGATGATGTTAATTTAAACGAGGATTCAGATGGAGAATAATATGACAAAAGAAACTCAGGAAGAAATCGTTGAAGAAAACAACGAAGAAATCAGGGAAGATATGGAGCTAGATATTCTCTTTACACCTGATGAAGAATTAAACGCAACCTTAGATGAAGTCGAGGTTAAGGCAGAGGAAACAGAAACTCTTGAATCAAGAGAAGCTGTATTCCCATTAGAATTTAGACAAGATGAAACTAATGATAGAACGATGGAAATGTCCATTTCTTCTGAAAGTCCGGTAGCTCGTAGCTTTGGACTTGAGGTTTTATCGCATCGTGAGGGTGATATTGACCTTACTAGGTTAATGAATAAAGCACCTTTATTAAAAGATCATGATGCAAGTCAACAAATTGGAGTCGTTGAAAACGCATATCTCGATACTCAGCGAGGAAAGCTGATGTCAAGTGTACGCTTTGGTAGGGGTGCATTAGCATCGGAGATATTTAACGATGTCAAGGATGGTATCAGAACACAAGTGTCAATAGGGTATCAAATCAACCCAGATAGCATGGAAAAATCCGAAACTACAGATGAGGTTCGCATAACCGATTGGATGCCAATGGAAGTCAGCATTGTATCTATGGGCGCAGACCAAAATGTAGGATTTGGAAGATCGCTATCTTTAAATCAACCAATAAAAACTGAAAATAAAAAGGAGGTCATTATGACTGAAGAAACAAAATCAGTAGATGTTGAGGAACAAGTAAGAGTGAAAACAGATGAAGTTCTTGCAAAAAGAGAAAAAGAAATCGCTGAAATTATCGAGCTTGGTGCTAGACATCAAAAACAAGACTTAGCTAGAGAAGCTATTAGAGATGGTAAAGACTTATCATCTTTCAGAGGTGAGTTATTATCTCACATTGAAAACCAACCAATCGAAAGCAATGAAATTGGTCTAACAGAAAAAGAAGCTAGAAACTTCAGTATTGTTAGAATGGCTAAACATCAAGCAGGCATGAATGTAGATGCACAGTTTGAAGTTGAAGCATCAAGAGCTTATGCTGAAAAAATTGGTAAACAGCCAAAAGGTTTCTTTGTGCCAGAAGATGTAACTAATGATTGGGGTAAAAGAACAATGAATACTACCAATAGTGCAGGAGTCGTTTATGACGATAAGCAGTATGGTAATTTGATTGACGCTTTAACTCCATATTCAACTGTTCTTCAAGCTAACCCAACTGTATTAGCAAATAATACAGGTAACATCACTATTCCTAGAGTATCAGCTCTATCAACTAGTGCATGGGTTACTGAGGGTGTAGCAGTTGGAGCTTCTGATCCTACAATCGACACAGTAACATTATCTGAAAAGACTAATGGTGCTTACACAGATTTAACAAGAACACTTCTACAAAATACAGATGGCTTTAGCGTAGAAAATATGGTTAGAGATAACCTACTTAGAGCTATGGGTGTTACTTGGGATCAGGCATCAGTAAGTGGTACAGGTGCAGGGGGAGAACCCACAGGCATAGAAAATACTGCCGGTGTAAACGCAACAGCTTTCGGTGTTGCAGGCGCACCAACTTATGCTGAATATATTGAAATGCAGACTAAGATATTTGAAGATAACGCAACTTTAGATACCGGTTCTGTTAGATATATTACAACTCCTGCTCTTTATGGTGCAGGTAAAGCACTAGCAACCAATGGCGCAGGTTCTCCTGTAGCAATTAGAGATGATTTCCTAGATGGAATACAAGTTCTAATTTCTAGCCAGGTTACAGCTAACACAGTAATACTTGGAGACTTCTCTGAGTTTATAGTAGCTACATGGGGTGGATTAGATATTCAATCCGATCCTTATGCACTATCTACATCAGGTGGCTTACGACTAGTTGCATTATCATCAGTTGATTATGCAGTTAAGCATCCTGTTAGCTTCTGTGTATCAGCTTAATGCTAACAACTAACTCATTTAATGGGAAAGGTGCGGAGCAATCCGCACCTTTAAAACTTATGAAAATAAAAACTAATAGAGATATGCGAATAGATGGCGCATTTGTATCAGCAGGTTCAACAGTTGAAGTTGAGGATAAGGATGCTCGTTATTTAATCGCAAATAATTTAGCAAGTGAAACAACAGCTAAAAGCAAATCTAAAAAATCAAACAAATCTGAGGGCTTAGATGTTTCTGATGCCAAAGTAGGTACTAGAGATGAAAGTTAAACTTATCAAATCTATTACTGTAAATGGCGGTAAAGCAAAAAAAGGCGATATATTGGATGAAAGTCCAAAAGTTGTCCAAAAACTTATTTTAAGAGGTTACGCTACTGATAACTTGACAGAAGAACCAATGGTCTATGCTCCTGATCTACCGGAACAAGAGCCAAAAGATGTCAATAAATCTAGCAAATAACGCATTTTTTAGCACAGAAGATTTTGCTGTAATATGCAGGTGGACTGTTGCTACTACAAGCGACACTTACCAAGTCAAAGCTGTATTTGATAACCAATTCTTTGAAGCATTTGACGAGTTTGGTAGTCCTGTTAGTACAAGTTCACCTGTTATTTACATGAAAACAGATGATTTACCAACAGGGTATGATCAAAACGATACTCTTATTGTACCTATAACAAGCAATGATATTACATCCGACACAACCTACAAAGTTAAGGTAATTGAAAGTGATGGAATGGGAGTATCAACAATTAGACTGCAAAAACAATGAGCCATGTAAGACAACAAATAAGAGAACAAGTTGTAACCTTATGCACAGGTTTAACGACTACAGGTTCAAGAGTATATGACACTAGATTATATAATCTTGATTCTGATGACTTACCTGGACTTGTAATTTATACACAGAACGAAAGTTCTACAAAAAGCACATTAAGTCCATCGACTTATGAAAGAGAATTAGATGTACTGATCGAGGGTTATGCTCAAGCCAATAATGATATTGAAGATACATTAGATACAATATCAAAAGAGGTTGAGGATGCCATTGGAGCTGATCCATTACTAAATGGAAAAGCTGTAGATTCAGAATTAACATCAACAGAGATTGAGTTTACCTCAATAGGAGAATCACCAATAGGGATTCTCCGACTAACCTATAGAGTCTTATATATGACTCTAGCAACAAATGCTTCAACACCACAGTAATTAGGAGAATAAAAAATGGCATTTTACACAGGCACTATTGCTCAAATTAAACTTGGTTCTTCAGGTTCACCAACAGATGTATTAGGACAATGCACATCTTATAGCTTAGAAAAAACAGTCGAGAATGTCGATGTTTCTTCTATAGGATCAGACTTTAAACAATTTACATCCGCACAAGAAACTTGGTCAGCTACATTAGAGGTCAGTTATGACCATACAGATACCGCTCAAGCATCAGCTTTATCAGCTTGTGCAGGAGATGGCTCAGTTGTTTATGTAGATTTTTATTATGAGGGTTCAACTTCATCAGATAAATATTTAAGTGGAAATGGTTTTGTAACAGGGATTTCATGGTCTCAGGATGCAAATTCACCAATAACCGCTAGTGTATCTATACAAGGTAACTCAGCATTAACAGAGTCAACAGTACCATAGAAACATGAATATTAGTGAACGCTTAAAGCAAATGCAAAGCGATCAGGATAGATTTCCTTTAACTTTGCCAGGTCTTGACGAGGGCGGTAATGACCTCGTTGTTTACTTCACAAAACTAACTGTAAAAGAAGATGAAAAACTAAGAAAGAAACATCCTACTTTTTACAAATCAATGACTGATGGAGACATACCATCATTTAGTGCAATGGTAGATTTGATAATCCTTAAATGTAAGGATGAAGATGGTAACGCTATTTTTGCACAAGCCGACTCTATGTATTTAGCTAATCAAGATGTTGGCTACATAACAGCTATTGCAACAGGAATGTTGGAGAAGTTGTTTGATATACCAACTGTGGAAACTATTGAGGGAAACTAAAAAGCGATCAAGAATTGTATATGCAATACTTGGTCGCTGATCGGTTACACACAACAGTTGATACAGTTAAAAACATGACGATTGAGGAGTTCCATACTTGGATAGCTTACCTCACCTTAGAACACAAGAGAATGAAAGAAGATGGCAAATAGATTAGAAACTCAGATAAGTGCTACAGATAAAACAAAAAGAGCTTTTAGTTCTTTTAATAGTAGTCTTGATAGATCAAGAAAAAGGATGCGCGGATTATCTGTTGCATTGGGTGGTTTAGTATCTATTGCAGGTGCATTGCGATTAGGTCAATTAACCCAAGATGCAGTTAAATTTGGTTCTCAAATAGCTATAACCGCAAATAAAATAGGTTTATCAGCAGATAGCTTACAAGCATTACGATTAGCAGGTGAGCAATTTGCAGGAGTACAATCACAAACTGTTGATATGGCTCTCCAAAGGTTTTCCAGACGATTAGGTGAAGCCGATAAAGGCACAGGTGAGCTAAAAGGAACATTAGATCAGCTTGGTATAAGCACAAGAAATGCGGATGGTTCAATTAAATCAGTTGAACAGGCATTTTTTGAATATTCTGATGCAATGGCTAACGCTGAAAATGCGCAAGAGCAGTTAAGACTTGCCTTTAAAGCATTTGACTCAGAGGGTGCTGTTTTAGTTGAGTTAGCTAAAAGAGGATCAAAAGAATTAAAGGGCTTTATGAAAACTGCGAGAGAAACAGGCGCAGTTATGTCAAGCACTATGACAGAAAAAGCCAAAGATTTTAATGCAGAAATGCGACTGCAAACAATGATAGTTGGCACACAGTTAAAAGAAGCATTTTTATCAATAGCACCTATTGTAATAGGAGTGCTAACAGCAGTAGGTAAAATAGCAAAAACAGTAAATGATTTATTTAAAAGTGATCTTGATAAAGCACTTGAAAAAGCCGAAGAAATGACAGACGAGGAAATTCAAGCAAGAATTGAATCACTTACAGAAAAATATAATGAGTTAGCAATATCCAAACAAAAAGCATTGGTAACTTTTGGCGACCATGCGAAAAATGTCTTAAATGAATTACAAGCAATAGACGATGAAAGAAATGCTTTGGCTGATCTTTTAGATGCAAGGAAAAAAGATAATCTGAACAAAAAAGAAACGATAACGACAATAAAACATTTATCAAATGCTTTAAAAGAATTAGGCGCAACACAAAATTTAGCAGAAAAACAAGGCAAACAATTTGCACAGAAATTCCAGACAGGTCTTGTTGGTGCTTTTGATGCAATTATTGATGGCACTAAATCAGTTGGACAAAGTTTAAAAGACTTAGGCAAAACATTAGTTAGAGAAGCTATTAGAATGGTAATATTTAGAGCTATTATAGCACCATTTACAGCAGGTTTTGGAGGGTTTTTAGATAAACTAGGGCTTCCAGGTAAGGCAATGGGTGGATCAGTCTCTAAAGGCAGACCTTATATGGTAGGTGAGCAAGGTGCAGAGTTATTTGTTCCAGGACAATCAGGAACAATTATTCCTAATCATAAACTTGGTGGCGGTGGTGTTGTTATTAATCAAAACATCAACTTTGCTACAGGTGTACAAGCTACAGTAAGAAATGAAGTGCTTGGAATGTTACCTTTAATATCACAAGCATCAGTAGGAGCAGTTGCAGAAGCTAGACGCAGAGGAGCAACTTCCTAATGGCTATTACCTATCCTTTAACAGTTCCCAATTACACATCATTTAGGTCAGTAAGTCTTGTTGCAAGAAATACAGTTGGAGTCTCAACCTCACCTTACACAGCACAGCAAAAAGTTTACCAATGGCGAGGACAATTTTGGGAAGTCGATATAGTTTTAAAACCAATGAAAAGAGCAGATGCAGAAGAATGGAACGCATTTTTTCTTAAATTAAAAGGTCAAGTTGGCACTTTTTATCTTTCACCTGATCCAAATGGTCGAACAGTTAGAGGTTCAGCTTCAAGTTCAGCAGGAACACCAATAGTCAATGGTGCTTTATCTGCTAATTCTGCATCAGTAGATATTACCGGTGCAACAGCATCAGCTACAGGGTATCTATTAGCAGGTGATTATATATCTATTAACAATCAACTCTTAAAAGTTCTTAACGATGTAAACACAAATGGTTCTGGTGAAGCTACAATAGATATATTTCCAAGTATAAGAACCGCTTTATCAGGTTCGGATGCAGTTACAGTTTCAAATGCGCAAGGCATATTCCGATTAGCTTCTAATGAGCAAAATATAAACATCACAGAATCAAACATATACCAACAAGGTTTTACAGCAGTCGAGTCTATTACATGAAAGATAAAAATTGGAAAGGTAAGCGATCTCATAATGCAGATAAAAGAGATTGGCTTAAAGTCCGCTATCCTGAGTTATTTTCTCAAGGTAAGCAAAGTCAAAGAAAAAAGAGAAAGTTAAATGGCAAGAACAGTTAATTTTAGCACTACAGATACAGTTACAGAGCCATTTTTTGCTTGTGAGTTAGGATTTAGCGGTTCTATTACTAGAAATGTTACAACTAAGGTAATTGCTACAGGAGATGGCAATGTTTACACCTTAGATGGACAGCAACCTGATAACTATGAATTGTATGTTTCTAAAGGTAATACAATAAAGTTCTTACAAGCCGATAGCTCTAATGGTTCACATCCTTTAAAACTATCTACAACACCTGATGGAACGCATGGTGGCGGTAGTGAATATACTACAGGAGTTACTTATGTAGGTACTCCAGGTAGTGCAGGCGCATATACACAATGGGTAGTAGATAGTGGATTAAGCTATGGTGATAAACTATATTATTACTGCGCTAACCATGCAGGTATGGGCGGTAGCATAACAGTATTGGAAAGCACTTATCGACTTTGGACAGGTTATGGAGAAATAACCATTGGTTCTGATACATATTATGGTGTTGGAGATTATGGTGGATTATCTGTTGTTAGGGAAACAGAAAAACTACAGGCAGAGGGTGTTACTCTTACTCTATCTGGAATACCAAATAATATGGTTAGCGATGCTTTATTGCAAAACTATCAAGGGCAAAATGCTAATATTTATTTTGGCACACTTGCAAGCGGTCAGCTAACCCAACAACCTTATTTATTATTTAGCGGTAAAATGGATGTAATGACATTAATGCAGGAAGCTGAAAGCTCTGCTATATCTATCCAATGTGAAAATTACTTAGCTGAATTGAGACGAAGAAAAGTAGGTCGATACACAGACCAAGACCAACAAAGTCGATTTACAGGCGATACTTCTTTGCGATTTGTTGATGCTATTCAAAACGATAAAGAAATATTATGGGGTGTACCATTTTCTGTTGTAGGACAAGTATTTAAAGTTGATCCAAAAGACATTGATCCGATGGATTATACAGATTTGCCTTTCTAATGACTTTAGAAGATTACATAGATAGTCGGCTTTCTATGCCTTTTGAATGGGGTAAAAATGACTGTATTATATTTTGTTCAGAAGCAATAAAAGTCGTTACAGGCATAGACCATTTACGATTAGAGAAAATTAAAAGATGGAATAGTCCTCTACAGGCCAAAAAAACATTAAAAAAATTAAAAATAAACACAATGTTTGATTTATGGGATGCTCGGTTTCGCCAAATAAAAAACCCAAACAAATTAAGAGATGGTGATGTAGGTGTAGCTAATATTGGATGTAGTGATGGCTTTAGTCCAGATACATCAATGATATTTTATAAAGACATATTTTTAGCACCAAGTGAAAAAGGAATAATAAGAGTTCCTATCGAACAAACTGAATACTTTTTTGATATACGCAATGTAAGGTTAAGATAATGGCACAAGCAATCGGAGCTGTAGTTAGTTTTTTTAGTACAGTATTTTGGAAAACTACAGCATTTGCTGTAGGCGCAGGAGCTTCAGCTACTATTGGAGTTATTGTAGGAGCTTTGGCAGTAGGAGCAGTCATCGCAGGTGGCGTAGCTTTAATGAAAACACTTGCTCCAAAAATGCCTGATCTTAATGCTTTAACAAACAGAGGTCAGAATGTTCGTTCACCAATATCAACAAGAAAATTAATATATGGTGAAGCAAAAGTAGGTGGAACAATATTATTTATATCTGAGGGCAATACAAATAGTGATAGAGAATATCTTTATTTGCTTTTTGCATTAGCATCGCATGAGTGCCAAAGCATAGATAAAGTCTATATAGGTGATGAAGAATGTACTTTAGATGGTAGTGGTCAAGTTACAGTTCCTACAAGATATGTAAAAAGTGGCACTTATCATGCTCGATTTATTTTAGATATGCTAGGTGCATCAACAAGCCAAACATTAGACAGTATTATGACAACTGATACTGATTTAACTGCTACAGACCATTTTAAAGGCATGACTGTTGCTCAAGCAAGATTAAAATATGATCCAGATGGAATGTTCGCATCAGGAATACCACAGCTTAATTTTTTAGTTAAAGGTAAAAAAGTTTATGATCCTAGAGATAGTGGACAAGCTGTAGATAGTTCTGCTACCTGGACATACTCAGATAACCCTGCGCTTGTTGTTGCTGATTTTTTAAGAAGTGAATTTGGCTTAAATGTACCTCATGCCAATATTGATTGGACTACAGTTACAGCTAGTGCCAATACCTGCGATGAGCTTGTTACACTTGCAGATAGTTCAACTGAAAAACGCTACACTTGTAATGGTATGTTAGATACCGGAACGCCTGTTCAAAATAATTTAGATGCTTTGTTAAGCTCTATGGCAGGAAGCATGATTTACGAGAATGGTAAGTATAAAATTTTAGCAGGAGAATACAGAACACCAACATTAACAATAACTGAAACTGATTTAAGAGCAGGAATAAATATTCAAACAAAAACACCTGCATCAGAGCAAATAAATACTGTTACAGGGCTTTATGTTGGATCAGATACCAATTATCAACCTGCTAACTATCCTATTATCACTAATTCAACTTATGTAACTGAGGATGGTCAGGAACAAAAAGCAGAAATTAATTTAAGTTTTACTAATACAAGCACTATGGCTCAAAGAATAGCAAAGATATTCTTAGAACGAGCTAGAAAACAATACACAATGACATTAGGACTTAACTTAGAAAAGTTTACCTTGTCTCCAGGTGATACAGTAAAGGTAACATTGGAAAGTTTAGGTTTTGATGAAAAAGTCTTTGAGGTTGTAGAGTGGAGCTTTGGTGCTGAAAGCGATATTTTGGGTGTAGATGTATTATTAAAAGAAACAGCATCAACAGTTTATGGATGGTCAAGTTCTGAGGAGCAAAGTCAAGGAACAGTTCCAAGTCTTATTCCAACTTATGACCAGACTGTTGCAACACCTACATTTAGTTTAACACAAGACCAGAGCAAAGCAGAAGATGGAACAATTATTGATGACATCATTGTTGATATTAGTGATCCTTTAACTGATCCTCATGTCAAATTTTACCAAGTCTTTTGGAAAGAAAATTCTGAAAGCGATTACAAAGTTATAGAAGTCGAGAGAGAAATATAATGCCTAAAAAAACAATTAGCGATATAGATAAACAGGTGGCAGTTTTGGAAGCACATTTAAAAGATCATATTAAAGAATGTTCAAAAACATCAGAGCAAACACTAATAAGAATTAAAAGAATTGAAGCAATTATGGTTGGTGGTACAGCATCAGTCTTAGCTTTACTTTTAAAGATAGTCTTTTTTAGCTAAACCGCTTCTAAGGCGATTTAAAGCTCATACAGCAAGTTTTGATGTTTTGCATCAATTAGTATGTAAAAACTCTACAACCATATTTAAACTTAATTTATAAGGATTTTTTTTCGATGATTTCAATTATTGGAAGCGTGTTGGGCTTTTCAACTTCTTTTTTGCCAAAGATATTATCTTTCTTTGCTGAAAAACAAAAATTTAAAAATGAGATGGCTTTATTGACTGCTCAGAGCAAAATGAAACAGTCTGAATTAGCTAGTCTTGCAAAAATTCAACAAAATAAATCTATCTATGAACATGACCAAAAAATAATTGAGAATACATCAAGTGGTTTTATTAACAATTTAAGATCATCAGTTAGGCCAATACTTACATATTGTTTTTTTCTAACTTATGTGGGCTTTAAAATCGTCATAATCATTATAGCCATCCAAGAGGGTGATGACACATTAATAGCAATAAGAGATAGCTATGGAGAGGAGGACATGGGATTACTCTCAATTTGTGTCAGTTTTTGGTTTGGTTCTAAGATGAATGAGAGAGTGAAATGACAAAGTTAGTATTATCACCTGTAACAAGCGGAAAAACATATAATGTTAAAGTTTCTGCTATTAATGATGTTGGAGTGCATAGCGCAGTTTCTACAGCAAGTAATATAACCATCGCTTCTTACACAACAGCTCCAGGTGTTCCTACATCCGCATCGGCAACCTCCGATCCGGTATCAATAACTATTAAATGGACTAACCCTGCTGATAGAGACCTTAAAGGTGTAGAGCTTTGGTATTCAACATCAAGTGGTGGCTCTTTTAGCTTAATTGGTTCTATAGATGGTTCTCCAGGTGTTGCTCAAGAATACAACCTCAACTACGATTCATCCTTTAGTTTAAATCAAACTTATTATTTCAAATTACGATCAATTAATACATCAAATGTAGCATCAGCTTACACAGCAGAAGTCTCTGCGCAATTTTCCACAATAGCAACCGCAGATATAACACTACAAGCTATTTCAAATATGTATTCGGCAGTTACAAGCAACAATCAAAGTTTATCAACTGTTGCCGATTCTATTACATATTCAACTAATGGAGGTGCTTCAACTTCTACATTACAAGGGATAGTAGTAGCTGAGATAACTTTAGGTGCTATTGGTTCAGATATTACAGGTTTTGCTATAAGCGCAACAGCAATGGTTCAGAAAAAAGCTACTTGGTCTCCAAATAAATATGTAACAGGTGTTGTTTTACAAAAAGTAGCAGGAAACGCATATTATGAACAAGCTACAGGTTTTGGAAGCTCAGCGTCATTTTTAGGTGATAATGTAGCAGATAGTCAAGATTATGCAGATGGATCACAAGCTACTTATGCGACAAACTCTATTGATAGTTCTGGAGATGTTATAGGCACTACCGGCAGTAAATACGCATTATTTTTATATACCAATAGTGAACCATCATATTCTTTAGGCGTATTTGCAGGTACAGGTTTAACAATTACAGAGCTAAAGAGGTAATTATGAGCTTAGAGTTATTAAAAGGGTATTTCTACAATTCTGATGGAGATTTAATCCAATGGTATCAGGGTTATGGGGATTTAGAAAATTTAGAGGAATTTTTAGAACATCGAGGAAATGCAACAGGGTTCGTTTCTTCAAAAAGTGTAGATACAAATGCACATAAATACGATTTTGAAACACAAACAATAATAGAGATATAAAATGGATAAAATAATTCAAATAATAAAAAGCATTATATCACCAGAACAGAATTGGTCAGCTTTTGCCATGAAAATAATAGGATTAGTTGTAGTTACTGTAATTGCTTATATTGCTTTTCAACAATACACCAATCTAACTGCTGAAGAAGATAATCAAAACATTCCAATAATAGAGGTTTTTGAAAATCAACCAGAAAAGAAAACTGAGGTCGAAGATTTAATAAATAAATTATTAAGGTCAGATCGCGATATTCAATCTGTTTGGTTGTACGATTGGGTAGATGCAAGAAATGTAGTGCCTTTAATGATGCTACCAAGAAATAGTGAAGATTTATTGCCAACCGGTTATTTTATGGAGGGTGATGAGTATGTGATTGGTCATTTTGTTTTAAATCAATGCACATCATTAGATAGAGAAATTTTGAATATAGCTTGTCCTATAATTTCCACTTTAGACGCTTGGGGGGTATTGGTTGTAACTTTTCAAGATGGTACTCCGAATTTAAAGACTACAAAAGCTACATCAATGAAAATATCTGAAATTTTATACCTACAGAATAATTAAAGGTAATAAAATGTCAGACGATGTAAGAATGAGTGATGCTTCTTATGTAAGCATACCTCTTAAAAATTTAATAGGTTTAATTGTAGCTATATGTTCCGGACTTTACGCTTATTTTACAATTAACCAAAGATTACAAATTTTAGAAAATACAACTACGAATTTAGAGCAAGATATTGAGGTCAATTCAACTTGGATTGATGATTGGGAGTCAGGCGGTATGTTACCTCTTGATAAAGAACAAAATTTATTCATCGAAAGACTGAAAGAAGATGTCAAAGATTTAAGACTTGAAATGAAAGAAATAAAAAAAGAATTAAACAAAAAGGAGTAAGTAATGAAAAAGTTGATATTCGCAATTCTATTAAGTTTATTAATATTTGAAGATTCAGTCGCAGATGTTGAATGGAACGCTTCAATCACAAATGAGTATGTCTGGAGAGGTATGTCTCAAGGTGATGGAACAGCAGTATCAGGTGGAATTGATATATCAAGTGATTCAGGATTATGGGCAGGTGCTTGGGTAACAAATGTAGATTTTGATGATAACACAACTTACGAGCTTGATCTTTATGTTGGTTATACCATCGGAGCTTTAAGTATCGGATATGTTTATTATGCTTTTCCAAACAATACTGATGAGGGATATGATTCAAGTGAAATAAATATCTCTGCTGATATTGGTGCTTTTACACT